CAGCCCCAAGCCGAGAAACACGGTGAGAGCGCCCGCCAGCGACGGCAGGGTGGACGAGCACGAAACGCAATGGCCATCTGACACGGAGATCAGTAATGCCCAAATCCAGAGCCAGTCGAAAGGCAAGCACCCCCACGGGTCGAAGCCGAAACAAAAAGGTCCGCAAGGGCCGCGGCGGTGCGATAAAGCCTAGAAATTCGCGCGTCAGTCCTCCGTAAGTTTCCCCGAATCAACTGAGCGGGCCATCGGTATAGCCATCGCCGGCGGCCAGCTGACATCGATTCGTTCGGTGGCTGTTAGGAGGACGTATGAGCACTTGTGACAAATGTGGATCTCGAGCGAAGGGGGTCACGATAGGCGACGGCTGCCCGGAATGCGGCCAGCTGGTCGGCTGGCCAGTACCGGACGGTAATTCGTCGGCCGTTGCGATTTCGGACTATGACGTAGAGGCAACGGACGAGCAGTTGGAGGACGCCGTGCGGGATGTGGCCTTGCGCAACTTCAACACCCTGTTGCGCCGCAAGCGCCAAGCCGAGGCGGCGGCGGGATACAAGAAACCGGAGGTAGACGATGCCGATTCGGAAGCAGGGGAGCCGGTACAAGATCAAGAACGTAGCGGGGACGAGCCCGACCAAGGCGGCGGCCAAGAAGCGGCTGCGGGCGGTCAAGGCGAGTCAGTCCAGCCGACGGAAGGCGACGCGCCCCAGCCGTAAACGCTGAATGCTGATCAAGAGCAAAGCTCGAGAGGGCAAGCGACTCGGCCGCTTTGTGCTCCACATTGACGACTTCGCGAAGCTCGTTCGCGTGGAAGTGCTCAGCGGCCGAGCTCCCAACCCGATGGAGCGGCGGAACATCGAAAAGTACCTCAAGGTGATCCGGCCAGACATCCTCCGCGACGACGTGCATACCGGATGGGCCTTGGAGGCTTGCATCGACATCGCTATCTGAAATCGTTAAATTCACGCTTCTTCGCTTGGGGAGGCGTGAACAGGAGATCACGCTATGCCGACATTAGCAGTTGTAGGGCAGGGTAGCGGCGGCGTTGCTTTTGGATACCCCTTCGTTGCCGCCTTCAAGCGGCGGTTCGATGAGATCACAGAGGCCAACCTTGCCGGTCAGGCTGGTGTGCGGCAGGCCGGCCAGGATCTACTCGCGCGAGGTCCGTCCCGTGATCTCGGCGCATTCGGTCCACCAGGCGGCGGCCCCACGGACTTCCCTGCTGGCCCTGGTGGTTTGACCGCCTTGGCCCCTCCCCCAACAGCGGCGGTGTCGGCTGTCCAGCGAGCGGCCCCACCCCCGCGAATCGGCGGCCCACCGCCGGCCCTCACGTCAGCGCCTCGAACAACGAACACGACATCGCCTCTCGGTGGCCGAGCGCGCGGCCAGTTGCTTACCGGCGGCGGAGGTTTCAGGTAGTGGCCTGTTCCGGTTGCGCGCGACGACGCGCGAAGATGAAGGCCGCGTATCAAAAGGTTTTCAACAAGCAAGGCAGCGTGAAGGCCATCCCCGCAGCGAGCGGCGGGCTGGGTAAACAGTTCACGGTATTCGATGAGCAGGCGTCCGGCCTTGTGCGGATACCGGATCCGCAATGAATCGCGAAACCATCGTCCGCGAGAAAGACTACCGCGAGTTCGTGCTGCGCCTGCAGTACGTCAATCCCAACCCCCACGAAGTAGGCTCCGAGCATGAGCCGGCGATTGTTATCGCCCGCCCCAAGCGCACATCCGTCAAATCCGCCTGGATCATCATGCTTTCGAGCGCCTGGAAGTACGTTGACGACCACGACTCGCACTCCAAGTACATGGTTGTGGCGAGCTCCAGAATCGCCGAAATGCTGCATTTGGGCGCGGCGTTGGATACCCGGTTCAAGATCGCAGAGGCGATTCTGGAAACGCTCGAGGAACTGATCAACATGCCGCCGTGGGCTGGATCCAACGAGGAATTTGCCGGACACGTCGAGGGCAACATCGGCGGCGAGACAATCGACGTGGAGATTCACTGATGGCCGTATCGTTTGAGGAAATGCAGGTAAACCGCGACCGCGTGGTGGATCTCGATTTTGAGCTCAACGGCCCGGATGACGACCCGACCAAAGGGATCCACGATCTCGACAGCGCCGACTCGAAAAAGAAGCTGAGCAAGATCAAGCAATGGTGGCATGAAACCCGCCAAGCGCATTCGGAAAACCGAATGGAGCAAGCGATAGACACCGGCTTCTACGACGGCGAACAGTGGCGAGCGGAGGACGCAAAGACGGTCAAGGACCGCGGCCAACACCCGGCCGTTCACAACAAGACGGCCCAACACATCAACTGGCTGCTTGGCACCGAGCGCCGAACGCGCGTTGACTACAAGATCCACCCTCGAGGCGACGAGGACGTTGAATCCGCAATAACCAAGACGCAGCTGCTCAAGTACGTTAGCGACGTAAACAAAACGCAGTTCACCCGATCCCGCGCGTGGGGCGACGCGGTGAAGGCCGGCGTTGGCTGGATCGAGACGGGCATCCGGTCAGATCCTACCGAGGAACCGCTGTTCAACCGTTTCGAGCATTGGCGGAATATGTGGTGGGATCATCTGGCCAAGGAAACGGATCTATCGGACGCCCGCTATCTGTTCCGGTCGAAGTGGATCGACACAGACATCCTCAAGGCCATGATCCCCGACCGCTCGAGCGCGATTGAGCGCGCCGCCAGATCCGACCAGTTCAACAACAATCAATGGATGGACGACGACGAGCCGACCGGGTTCACCCCGCTGTTCCGAGACGCCAACGGCAATGCGTTTCTCGGCTACGGCAAGTCACAGTTCGATACCTCGTTCACCATTGGCAACCGCCGCAAGCGAAATCGAGTGATCGAGTGCTGGTATCAGATGCCGGCGAAAGCGACCCTGTTCAAAGGCACTCAATTCCCCGGCATTGGCGACGATATCCTGTCGCAGTTCAAGGAGCTCGACGGCCGGCCGTTCAACGACACCGACGAGACGATGGCCAGCATGGTTGAGTCGGGACTGGCCACCACCTATGACGCCATCCAGACGCAAATCTTTGTCGCCATGTTCACCGGCGACTTTTTGCTGATGGATCAGGAGTCACCGTACAACCACAAACGCTATCCGTTCATTCCGATCTGGTGCTATCGGCGGGACCGCGACGGGATGCCCTACGGCCCGATCCGCAACATGCGCGACGCGCAAGAGGATCTGAACAAGCGCAAATCCAAGGCGCTGTTCATTATGTCCACCAACCAGATCATTGCCGAGGAGGACGCATTCGATGATTGGGACGAAGCAATCGCGGAGGCAGCCCGACCAGATGGCGTAATCAAGCACAGGCGCGGAGCTGAGTTTTCGATCAACCGCGAGCTGCAGCTGGCCGCCGAGCACATCACGCTGATGGAGCTCGATATGCAGTTCCTTGCTGACACGTCTGGTGTCACCGAGGAAAACCTTGGCGAGATCAACAACGTATCGAGTGGCACCGCGATCAACTTGCGCCAGGTGCAGGGATCCGTTGTCACCGCGCTGCTGTTCGACAACTTGCGCGAATCCATCCAGTGCCAGGGCGAGATCGAGCTATCGCTGATAGAGCAGTTCTACGCGGAGCCAAAGAAGATCCGGATAGTGAACGACCGCGGCCGAGCAGAGTTCAGCAGCATAAACACCATGGGCTTCGATGAGAACGGGATGCCCAAGATCGAAAACCCCATCACCGAAAGCGCCGCTGATTTCATCGTTGATACGCAGGACTTCCGCGAATCCATGCGCCTCGCCATGTTCGATCAGCTCATGGAAATGACCACGCGCCTGGATCCAGAGGTCACAATGCAGATCCTCGACCTGGTGGTGGAGCTCTCGGATGTCCATGGCAAGGATGAGATCGTGCGGCGGATCCGGCGAATCAACGGCCAGACCGATCCGGACGACCCGAACCGCGATGAGATCGAGGCCGAAAATGACCGCATCGCGCAAGAGGATCAGGAACGTGAAAACGCCGAGACAGAGGCCGGCACAGCCGCCAAACAAGGCACCGCGGCACGGAGCCAAGCAGAGGCCGCTGGAGCGGATGCCGCAGCCGCAGAAACGCGCAGCACAACGATGCTCGCTGCCGTTGAGATCGTCGCCAGCCTGAAAGGCGACAAGAACCTGGCTCGAGCTGTCGATGTACTGATGGACAGCTTTGAGACTGGAGGGGATGCCGAACCGGCAGCTGCCGTAGGCGCCCCGACCCAAGAGCTCGACACCGAGACGGTATTCACTCCGCAGGAGGAAGAAGCCGAACGGCTGGCCGAGCAAAACGCAAACTCAGCTTCGCAAGAGTGAAGGAGAACGCACCATGAGTACCAACAAAGAAGATATCGCAGCCCCGCCCGACGAGTTCGCGGACGTAAAACCCGCGCTGTCGGAAGCAGAACAAGCCGCACTCGCAGACGATGGCGAGAGCGGCGACCAAGTTGCTGGGGGCGGTGCGCCGGATCCGGATGCTGAAAATTCTGGCCTCCCCAAGACCGAAGATCAGCCCAAGGGTGCGGACGCCGCCCCTGGCGACACCCCCGACGACGATGCGGCTGCAGCAGCAGCAGCGGCCGCGTCAGCCGACGATGACGACGCAGCCAGCGGCACCCCGCCGAACGCTGAGCCCGAGGTACCGCGCGGCGTCCAGATGAACGCCGAGATTCGGCCGACGCGGCAGTTCAGCGCGGACATTGACGCAACGATTGCGACGGTCGATGAGGCACTCACCGCGCTTGAAACGAAGCTCGACGCCGGCGACATCCAGATTGGCGAGTTCATGCGGGAGACGCGGGAGCTCAACAATGGGCGCCAGGAGCTCGTTGCCGATCAGCGCGAGCAGATGATCCTGCAGAACGCCAACGCGGCGCTCGTTGAGACAGATTGGAACGGCAGCGTTGCTCTGTTTATGGGCGCGAACACGGAGTTTCAGAATCCGATTATGACGGGCGCATTTCAGGCCGCCCTGCAGGAGCTCTACGCGGTCCAGGAGAACATTGGATCCAGCCATGCGTGGTACCTCGAGACAGCCAGACGGGCCGTGCTCGAGCAGATCACCCCAGCCCAAGCCACGGCGGATAACCCGGCCGACAATGCCGGCACTCCACAGCAGCAGGCAGCGGCGAAGATCGTGGGCGACGGCAAAGCCCGATCTCAAGCGGCGGCGACTGCTCGCAAGGGTGTGCCGACCACGCTGGCTGACGCACCGGCCGGCGGTGAGAACCCGGCCGGCGAGGACGAGTTCTCGGCCCTGGATGCGCTCAACGGTATTGAGCTCGAGGCTGCGCTGGCGAAACTGACAGACGCGCAGCAGGACAAGTATTTGCGGGCGGGGATGTAGATGGCTACGTGCTTCCTGGACATCCGAACCGGCGAGACTCTGCTGGTGGATATGTCCAAACTACCCGCGGAAGCACTACGCGGAGGCGCCGGGATGCTGCGCATGACGCTCCGCGAAAAGAAGGGTCGCAGAGCCCGCCTGGAAGTGGTTGCGCATGAAGATGCGCAATTCCTTCTCGACGGGCAGGTAGCGAATGTAGTAAAACGCACAGCACAGGTTCAAAACCTGAAATAGCTAGTCTGGGTCGCACGAGTGACTGACCGGCCGGAACCACAACCGGAGGTTACTCATGGCACGGACCATCATCGGTCTAAACGACCCGAAGGCAGTCAAACGCTTCTCCGCGTTTCTCGCCGTCGATACCGCCAGAATCTCGTACTTCAATCGGAAATTTATGGGCGTTGGCCCTGAGTCTGGAATGCCTATCCAGATGCTCCCCGAGCTGGAGAACGATGCTGGCGAGCAGATCACTTTCGATCTGATCATGCAGCTACGTCAAACCCCAATCGAGGGGGATGATGTCCAGGAAGGAACTGAGGAGAACCTGCAATTCTATACCGACGCGGTTTTTATCGACCAAATGCGCGGAGGGGTGAACACCGGCGGGCGCATGACGCGCAAGCGGACTGTTCACGATTTGCGGCGGATCTCACGTCGGCGCCAATCCGAATGGTGGGGCCGGGTATTCGATGAACTGTTCTTCATGTATCTGTCAGGCACGCGCGGCTCAAACTCCGAGTTCATTTTCGGGGCGAACTACACGGGCTTTGCGAACAACGCCCTGCAGACGCCCGATGCTGAGCACTTGATGTGGGGCGGCGATGCGGTCAGCTTTGCGACCATCGAAATTGCGGACATCATGGATACGGATCTCATCGACCGCGCGAAAACGCTGGCCATAATGATGGGGGGCGGCTCACAAGGCACACCCCAGATTCAGCCGGTGATGATCGACGGCGAAGAACACTACGTTCTCCTGATGAACCCGTTTCAAGAGTTCGACCTTCGCACCGCCGCCGGCGCTTCCAACTGGCTTGAAATCCAGAAGGCAGCTGCTACGGCCGAGGGTCGCCAATCGCCAATCTTCAAGGGCGGTTTGGGGATGCACAACAACGTGGTACTGCACTCGCACAAAGCGGCGATCCGCTTTGACGATGCGGGCGCCGGCAGCAACATCGAGGCAGCTCGAGCGTTGTTCATGGGCGCGCAAGCAGGCGTGGTGGCCTTTGGCTCACCAGGCACAGGGCTCCGATTCGACTGGCACGAAGAATCGAGAGATAACGGAAACCAGATGGTGATATCGACCAGTTCGATTTTCGGGATGAAAAAGACCCGCTTCACCATCGAGGGAACTGCGAAGGACTTTGGCATGGTTGCCATTGACACCGCCGCAGCCAACCCGAACTAGGAGCACTGAGCTATGCCTACTGTTGAAAGCAACCTTGCTCACAACCCCGGAATCCAGTCTGCGCAAGCAGGCCAGGTAACGGTCCAACGCGGCACCTACGAGCTGACAGCCGCACAGGCGATTGACGATACGCTGCTCATCCGTACTGTGCGCTTGCCGGCGCAGCACCGCATGGTCGCGGTCCACCTCGAGCACGACGATCTCGATATGGGCGCAGCGGCTCTGGCAACCTTTGGGATCGAAGATACGGTCCAGGATCCAGCCGACACGACAGATTTGGTTCTGTTTGAGTCTGCGTTGAGCATCCAGGCTGCTGCGGTGGTCGCCTACAAGACCGCTGCCATGCTGGAGCTCGCCGCTGTGAACTATGACCGCTACCTCACGTTTGGTATCGGCGTAGCTGCCGCCACCGGACTGGTTGGCGGGATCGCGGTGGAGCTGACTTCTCGGCCGGACTTGGCCTCGCATGAAGGAAACTTTAGCCCGTAGCCGACTTTCGGGTACTCTGCAACGGAACCCGCCGCTACCCTTTTGGTGTGGCGGCGGGTTTTTTCGTTAGAGCACAACCGGGAGGCCAATATGCTCGTTGAATGCAGAGCACGTCGCGGGAAGCGTGACATTCGCGTAGGACGCAAAGACACCGATATCGGCAGCAAATCCGAAGTCTACGGAAAGCTATACCATTTTCTGCCACGACCCGAGCTATTGCCCGAGGGCATAGATCCGGCGGTCCACGTCTGCGAGGTAACGGACGAGAGGGCCATCGAGCGATTCGTTGTTGGGATCCCCGAGCAGTACAACGAAGTGGGCAAGCCGCCGCGAATTAAGTTTGAACAACCGCGGGCGGAAACGTCCGGCCAAATCCCGATCACCACCGAAATGGTGGACGATGAACAGCTAGGGACGCCGGATCCGTCGCAGAGAGTGGACCCCATGGCCAAGGCCAAGGAGCTCCACCAGAAGTGGTTGGACGATATGCTGGCCCGACCCATCAAAGGGATTGGCCAGGAGCTCCATAGGTTCAATTCGGCTGAGCTGGGCGAGCTGCGCGACGAGGAAGCGCGGGCCAAGAAACCTCGAGCAACACTGATCGCCGCGCTGAACGAAGCTATCGAGGACGCGAACGAGCGCGAGGAAGGCGGCCCGACCATGCCGCCCGACGACCCACAAGACATCAGCGTGGAGTAACACATGGCACTGAATGGCGATCTGAAACCCCCGTTTACGCTCGAGCAGATTGTGTTCTTGTTTCGACAGCGGATGGACGATCTGCCAGGTGATGTGGTGCCAGGGACAACCCCCTGGCAAAACGATGATGACGGGCTGCTGTGGAAGAACGAGGAAGCCTGTGGTTTCGTGGACGAGGCGCAGCATGAGCTCGCTCACCGCAAGCCGATCCTCGATTCGACCACGGCGGCCATTACCGAAATTGCGGTCGCCGGCGTTATGGCGGACGTGCAGGAGTTCACCTACGATCAACGAATCCTCAAGATCGATCGCATCAAGTTTGTTGAGACGCTGAGCGCCGACGAAACGGTGCTGGTCAAGCGAACGCCGGCGTGGATGGACTTCCGCTATCGGAATTGGGATCTCGAGACGCCGGCCGACAACAACCCTGGCGTGCCTGAGTTTTACGTCGAGTACACGGAGGAGCGGAAGCTGCAGCTGTGGCCACCGACGAATCTCGACGCCACGCTGTTTCTGACCGTGTGGCGCTTGCCGCTTGTCCGACTCAGCTGGACGCTGCGACGCAGCCTGATCGAAGCGCAAGAAGCGCACCAGATGGATCTGATCGACTGGATGCAATACCGCGCGTACATGAAGCGCGACGCCGAGACAGAGAATCTGGATCTGGCGGCGACGCACAAAGGAATTTTCGATGAACGGATTGGGCCTCGCCCATCTGCAGCACTACAAGCCCTGAGACGCCGAGAGCACAAGTTGGGGCGGCGCGTTCAAGGCTATTTTGTCTAACCAGGAGAAATCTCAATGGCTCTTAAAGTAACTGTCGATGTCACCATGGCGATCCAACTGTCTGCCGACTTGGACATCGCCGCCACGATCACCACGACCGTAACGGCCGTGCCTGTACCGGGCGTCAAAGTGGATCAGCTTTACTTGGTTGCGTTCGCTAACGCGGATCTCGACGCCGGTGTGCTGGTGCAGAATCCGATTCTGTGCGAGACAGACGACGAGCTGCTGGTGCGCTTGGTGAACCCGACCGCCGGTGGCATCAACGTGGCCGCAGCGACGATGACTGTTATCGGCCTGTAGGAGCTCCGGTGTGTCGCTGCTTTTCATCGATGGCTTTGACTGGCTCGTTGACCAGGCGGTAGTAGACAACTACCAGGGTCGCTGGGTGAACCAGGGGACCAACCCAGCCGGTGTCCTGCGCATCACGGACACCGCTTCCGGCTTCGGGGCGGCCATGCGGCTATTGGCCGGTCAGGACTTCGTGCATACCATCGAGGGTGGCCCGCTCGTTACCGGCTACTACGGTTGTCGCTTTCGCACAGCTTCTTTTGCTGGCAACCGTAAACTCTTGACGATGGAAACCCCAACGGGAACCCAACTGCAGCTCAAGATCAATACGAGCGGCAATCTGGAAATCTCTCGCAACATAAACCCGGTCCTTGACACCGGCACGTTTATGTTCTCGGCGGCTACTTGGTATTACGTCGAGTGCAAGTGGTTCATCCACGACAGCACCGGCACGTTTCAGGTTTGGATCAATGGCGACCCCACACCAGATATCGATCTCAGTGGCGCTGACACGCATTGGGGCGGTAATGCGGAAGTAGCGACGATATTGCTGACCGGCGAAAATGCGCAGATGGACTACGACGATCTCTACATTGACGATGCGCAGAACCACGGCGATGTGTTCGTTCACACAATCGTCGCTGATGGTGTCGGCACCGACGCGGACTTCACGCCAAACGTAGGGGCGAATTGGGAGGAGGTCGATGAGCTACCAACCGATCTCGACACCACCTACAACGAATCCCTGACGGTGGACGACCGCGACCGATTCACGCACACGGATCTGCCGGCTGATACGGATGTGGTGCTTGGCGTCCAGGTGGGGATCTTTTGCAAGAAAACGATTGCTGGCCCCAGGCAGTTACGCACCCTGGCCCACGATGGAGTGACCGAGGCCGAGGGCGCGGCGCAAACCCCTGGCGTCGAGTGGGGCTGGCTCTACGATATGTACGAGGATCACCCCACGGGCGCTGCCGCGTGGACGGAGAGCGAAGTGAACGCCGGTCAGTTTGGCTACACGGTGGAATCGTAATGGCGATGCTCCTGATCGAAGGCTTTGACCAGTACAGCACCGACGCGGAGCTGCAGCGCGGCGGCTGGTCAAGCAGCGGGATGGCCTCGGTTTTTCAGGATACCGGAGCTAGTGAGGTTCACGGAACGCTGGGCTGGTCAATCCATTTATCGGCATCGACCACAGATGTGTTTACCGCCGTCCCGGTATCGAGCGCGACGTATGTGATCGGGGTCGCCTATCGCTGTCGCCTCGGTTCCATAGCGAGCAGAGAGATCATGGCGACCTACCAAAACGGCTCGCTGCAGAATAAGGTGAACACGGTTTCCGGTGGCGAAATATCGGTGACCAGAGGGACGACTGTGCTTGGCACCAGCACTGGTGCTGGGCTGGTTGGGACCGTGTATTCCTACATCGAAGTGAAGATATTTCTCCACGCGAGCGCCGGAACGGTCGATGTGTGGGTGGAAGGGGTGAACGTCTTGAGCCTCACCAGCCAGAACACTCTGAATACCTCAACCGCCGAGATCAATCTTCTCGGTATGAGCGGCGCAAACACCGTACACAACCAGTTCGACGATCTCTACATCCTCGATGATACCGGCGTGGACAACACCAGCGAGCTTGGCCCGGTGTTTGTTGAAACGCTCGTCCCTGATGCTGACGGAAACGTAAACGCCTTCACGCCTTCAACTGGTTTCAACTGGGAGAATGTGGACGATATCGCGCCCGATGACCAGGACGGCACGTATAACCACAGCGGCACCGCGACCGATCAGGAGCTGTACGGGTTCGCGGCGCTGGCCGGTAACATTGGCGTTGTGTTCGCCGTTGAAGCATCGGCCCTGGTGCGCAAGGAAGATGCTGGTTTTCGAGAGATCAGACACGTCGCTCGGTCCAACGTCACCGAGGTTGAAGGCCCAAACAAGGTGTTCGGTGTTAACTACAAGAACATCGGCCACATATTCGAGAAAGATCCCAACGGCGACATCGAGTGGGACGAGGCCAGTGTCAACGCGGCTGAGTTCGGTATCGTTCTCGAGACATAGGCCATGACCACCTACAGTGAAAACTGGTCAGGTGAAGCTGATGGCGTCTACCCCTCAAGGTGACTACTTACAGCACAGATTTTGCTGGCATGACCACTGGGGTTGCGCCGACAAATTTCACAAACAGGTTTACCACCACAGATCAGACTTGGACTGTCGAAAGTGTCTCTGAGGCCGAAGATGATCGTGTTTTCCGTTATGTGCATACCGCGTCTGCGGTACGCCTGTTTTCTTTTGATGATGTCGATGCCGACTCCGAGCGTCAAGACTCCGAGATAGTTGTCCGCTGGCGCATCAATGATGCCGACGCTCATCTCGGTTTTAGTCTATGGCTAAACGGTAGTGGA